ATTACTTGCGGTTTTGATTTGATTGAATAACATTATTTCACCCCCTGTTCAGCAGTAAGCGCTGCAATATCAGCATTACTTGGGATTCGATAAGCCCTAAACAATTGCGCAAGCTTTGAAGCCATAAAGCGCCAATAGTTCTCAAGTATTTTATCTGCTTGTTTTTCGGAATAATCAGCAGGCAAGCTACCCCATTGAACAGCAAGTTCTAAAATATCGCAGTTATAGAAGGCAATTCCGCACCAAGTAGGCAAGCCTTGCAGATACTCAGTAAGTGCTGAAAGTTCCCCCTTGTTTTTTATTGCCCATTTATATTCTGAATAAAAAGCTTCTCTACCTGCCTTTATTTTTTCGCGGGTGGTTGTTAGTTCTTTGGCTTCATAGCTTGAAAAATCCATACAGCCAAGAATGTAAACTTTAACGGCTGTATCAAGTTCAGTTGATTTACTCATAAGGTGTTACTCCACGTTTGTTTGAAAATATGATCAATGGGTTATTAATCATTGGGGTGAACCTTAAAGCACTTTATTAAAAAAATAAACAATTATTTTACTTTATTTTAAATAATTGTTTAAAACTACCAAAACAGGCTTCACACCTGAATAACTCAAAAGGGGGCAAACCAGGCCAATGCCAGCGCCCTTTGCTGTATAAATATACAGGTCAAAATTGTCTCCCTAATTTACCAAAATTGTCTTCAATAAAATAACCAAACCCCTATGAATAAAGGGATTCAAGCGACTGTTTGCAGTGATTTAACATATATATATATTTATATTAATTAATACTGTATTTACTAATATATATATGTATATACCTGCAAAAAATCGCAGTTGTTTATTATTGGCAAGGTATGGCGTAAACTTGTTAAAAAATATACAGCCACTTTCCACCCTTTACAGAATATACAGCCGGAACTTAACCAAGCTGAAAGGGTGCGACTTTGCACAATTTATCCAAAGAAGAAAAAAAGCAAAAGCATACCCCTGCACCCCCTGAAGCCCTTACAGCGCAACAGTATCGGTTCTGCTTGGAATACTTAAAAGACTATAACGGAACTAAAGCAGCAACTAGAGCAGGCTATTCGCCCGACAGTGCAGCAAGCCAAGCATCACGACTGTTAAAGCATGAAAAGATAAATGCAGAGCTCAAAAAAATAGAGCGACAGGCTGCAAGCTTTGCAGCTATTACACCTGAAAGTGTTCTAACAGGGATCAAACAGATAACAGACAAAGCAGCCAAGCTAGGGGAGCACTACAACCCGCAAGCAGCCTTGAGAGGCTATGAATTGCAAGGTAAAGCGCTCGGAATGTTCAGCGAATCAGGCAACCAAGGCGACACTGTTATAAATATCGTTACAGGATTAAGCAAACTATCCAAACAGATAGAAGAACACCAATCAAATCAAGGGGTTACGTTAGATCATGCGTAACCCTCACCTTATTAAGGCGCTGCTATGTCCACCTAAGCCATTGATTTATAAGGCATTTAAGCCTGGGCTGAAGTGTACACGCTGCAAGCTGGCAGCCTTCCCAATGCCTAGAAAAAAACTTTTTTCGATGGTCGTCATGAAGGGGTGGGGGGGCAAAAACGCAGCCTTCGCAGCTACCACCCATCTATCGAGTTCACAGAGAAAACCCCATTTAGCCTACTGTACAAAAAACAACCAATCGAGGCTTCTATGGCTAAAGTAGTAGAAGTTGATACTGGCTATCACCCAAGACCACTCCAGTTGTCCATACACCAAGCTTTAAGGTCAGGGGGTAGCGATGGGTGCAGTAGGGTGCGTTTTGCTTGTCTTGCGATACACAGGAGGTTTGGCAAGTCTGTATTGAGCATTAACGAACTAATTGATGAATGCCTCACTAGCGAAAAGCAAAATCCCCGATGTTTTTATATGGCGCAGACCTACAGGCAATGTAAGTCGATTGCTTGGGATTATGTGAAAGAGTTCACCCGCAACATCCCTAACATGAAGTATTCAGAGACTGAACTGACTGCGATCTTTCCGATGGTTACAAAGATGATTAATGGTCGAAAGGTTCAGAGTCAGGCAAAGCTGACTTTGTTGGGATCGGATCAGTTTGATAGTCACAGGGGTATTTACTGTGATGGTTTGGTTATTGATGAGTGGGGCAACCAAGCACCTGCTGCCTGGAAGGAAGTGTTCAGACCGGCACTTGCTGATCGCAAGGGTTGGGTGATCTTTCTTGGTACACCAAACGGCAAGAATCATTTTTATAGAACTTATCAGGAAGCGTTAGCGACTGAAGGTTGGTATGCCCAAACCTTTAGGGCTGATGAAACTCATTTGATTGATGAAGAAGAATTGAAATCCATGCGTGAAACCATGGGTGATGACGAATATCGCCAAGAAATGCTTTGTGATTGGGCAGCAGCAATCAAGGGTAGTTTTTATTCAAGCCACATGAACCGATGCCATGATGAAGGTCGAGTGACTAGAGTTCCACATGAGGAAAAGCTGCCGGTAGTTGCCTGCTTTGATTTAGGAATTGATGATTACACAGCCATTTGGTTTGTTCAGTTTTTCAATTCAGAAATACGCTTTTTAGCTTATCGGGATTTTAGAGATACCGGATTGCTTGATGTGTTGCGTGAAGTGGAAAGTGAGTTTAGATATTACTCAATCAGCGAATTATGGATGCCATGGGATGTTGGCATTAGAGAACTGATGACAGGCAAATCGCGGTTAGAAACTCTTGAAGATCAAGGCTACAAAGTTGAAGTAGCTCCAAAGTTAAAGATCATTGAAGGCATTAACGCAGTCAGAACAATTCTATCTAAGTGTTGGTTTGATTCAGTGGAATGTCAGATCGGTATTGACTGCCTGGAGAACTATCGCAAGAAGACCAATTCACAAACAGGTGAGTTTATGGACACACCTGTACATGATCAATTCTCACATGGCGCTGATGCCATGCGTGTTCTGGCAACCCTGCACCATGACTCCATGGGTAACAGGATGAGGCCAATCGGACAAAGAAAGTCTGCACAAACATTTATGCCAAAAGTGAAACGGGCGGTACGGCTATGAAAAACAAGCTATCGCAGCACTATGGGGTCAAGTCAAATACTCGCGGAAGGGTTAAGCCTAAATCGGATGTAAACGAAATCACTTGGGATGATTTATACGCAGCAGTACCGCCACCATCACACCAAGCTTTTAACGAAATAAAACCAATGAAGGCCAAAAAACCATGAACAAAATGATGATGCTAAAAGAATATGCCGGATTGAAAGGCAATCGCTCCAATGTCGAAGCAATGTGGCAAGAGATCGAGAAATATATTTGCCCTTTCAGGGGCGACTTCTATCAAAACAATGAGAGCGAGAATTCACAGGATTGGAATAGATATGAAATCTATGACTCAACTGGAATTATGTCAGCCAAAGCACTAGCAAGTGCTATTCATGACTCGCTAACCAACCCAAATGCCAAATGGTTTGGGGTTCGCTTTCAGTTTGATTTTTTAAATCAAGATGAGGAAGCAAGGGAGTGGCTAGAAATTGTTAGTGAAAGAATTTGGCAAGCTATCCAGGAGTCAGACTTTAATCTTGAAATCCAAGAAACATTCTATGACTTGGTTACTTATGGTAGCAGTGTAATTTTTGAACAAAACATGGATGATGAAAATTGGGATGGTATTGATTTTGAATCAGTGCCAATGAAAGATGCGTTTTTTATTGAAGATTTTAAGGGGCAGGTTCGCAGATTTTATAGACGTTATCATTGGACAGATAGCCAAGTGGTTAGCTTGTTTGGTGATGATACCCCTGAAGAAATTCGCAAAAAAGCAGAAGAAGGCAAAGACACTCAAACCCGCAATGAATATGTTTACTGTATTTATCCGGTATATGAAAACCGCAATGCTGATGTTTCAAAGCAGCTTGCAGTAGATGCGCGCCCTTGGGGTAGCTGCTATATGCGAGTAAGCGATGGCTTATGTTTGAAAGAGGGTGGATTTTATGAAAACCCTGCATTCATTCCGCGATGGGCTAAGACTAATGAATCCAAGCATGGCAATTCACCAAGCTTTATCGCAATGCCTGCAATCAAAACCGTTAATGCGCTTCGCTATTTTGATTTGCGCAGTCGTGAGAAGGTACTTGATCCATCTATCTTGGCTGAAGAAAGAGCATTGCTTTCTGACTTCGACTTAGAGCCTGCCGGTTTAACTATTGTTCGCAACATCGCAGGCATTAAGCCTTTCGAGTCAGGCGCTAACTTTGGTGCAACCAATGATGCGATTGAGCGTTTGCAAGATGATATTAAGCAAATGTTCTATGTCGATCAGCTTTTACTTCCACCAATGGGAGGCACACCTGCAACAGCGACAGAAATTCAAGCAAGGCTTCAGCAGCTATGGCGCTTAATGGGTCCAGCAGTGGGTCGAATCCAAGTTGATCTACTTGATCCAATCATTCAGCGCACTTTCAACATACTTCAAAGAGCAGGTGAACTACCTGATCCCCCTGAAGTCATTCTCGAAAACGATGCAGGCATGGATATTGAATATCTTGGAATGCTTGCGCGCAGCCAAAAATCTGAAGAAGCCGATGCGATCATGGCTTACTTAGAGCGCACAGCAAACTTGTCGCAAGTGTTTCCAGATTTGGTTGCCATTGTCGATGTTGAAGAAGCCGGTAGGACAGTTGCTAGAAATATGGGCATACCTGCAAGGGTGCTTAAAACCACAGAAGAAGTTTCGCAAGAGCGAAGAAAAGCCCAAGCCGATGCCCAAGAAATGCAAACAGCACAAAAAGCGCAAATGGAAGGCGATGCAGCCAAGGCCATGGGCGAAGGTGCTGAAGCATTGGGTGGCATGGAGCAAATGCAACAAGCTATGGAGGCTGCACAATGATATTTGGAAAACCAACAAGCCTTGTACTCGATGAGGCAAGAGAGCGAATCCGCAAGAAAGCAAAAGTTGCGCAAGCGTTAAAGAATTTCCCTGAAGGTCAGGAGCTACTAACGATTCTTGAAGAAGAATTTGCTCACAAAAGACTGATTGTGAAGGGCGATACCCACGCAACTTACGCGAACATTGGCGCAAGGGATGTGTTGGATTATTTGCATGAACTTATTAACCATGAGGAACGATAAATGTCAGAAGCAGAAGGTAATTGGTTTGATCCATTAGGAGAAACCGCAGCAAGTTGGGATGAAGTTAAAAATGCAGGCAGCATGGAAAACTTCATTAATCAGGTTGGCAATATGCGCAGCAGACTTGGCAATTCAATTAGAATTCCAAGCCAAGAAGCAGGCGCTGACGATTGGAGTGAATTCAATTCTAAGCTGCTAGAGAAAGTGCCTGGATTGTTGAAGCTTCCAGATAATGACGATGCTGAAGGAATGGAAGCGTTATTTTCTAAGCTTGGCAGACCAGAAAACCATGATGGCTATGATCAATTTGATGGCCTTCCAGATTTACGCGAAAAGGCATTTGAGTTGGGTCTGTCTTCAAAGCAGTACAAAACATTGATGGAGTCTGCCAGTTCAAACCAAAGCGAATTGATGCAAGCCCAAATCAATGCAGTCAAGGAAAGCCAAATATCATTGAAAAATGAGTGGGGCGATGCCTTTGAACAGCGCACTAACGCTATCAACAACATGATAAAAAATTCCGATGCACCAGAACAGTTGCAAAAAATGGCTGCTGAAGGCGCACTTTCTGGCGAAATGTCTAAGTGGCTTTATGGAATAGTTAAGCAGTTTGGTGGTGAGGAGAAAATTATCAACACTGAAAATCCTGAAGATCGCAGACTTGATCCAATTGAAGCTATGGCGCAAGCAGATGAAATCCTAAAGCGCATGGATCAGCACACCCAAGGCAGCCAAGAATATGAGCGTTTGATGCACAAGCGAATTGAGTTAATTCATGCAGCCAACAAGGGACTTCGTTAATTTGTACCAATTACTGTATATAAAACTTTACAAAAGTTGGTAAATTTTATAAATTCGGGCTAGTTGCTTAACAACCGCGAGCGACAATAGACAGTCTGGTACGAGCATGAGTATAGGCAAAGCGCCCTAGCCTGAACTTACCAGACTGTCGCCTTAGCAGGTAGCCGAAAGGTCTGCGCAGTCTTTTGCCAAGATAGACAGAAAACAACTTGGAAGCTAGAGACATTCCGTTTAGCGGGTAGATGCAAGCGAAAACTTATTAATTTAACTTTTCAGGAGCATCATACTGATGGCTATTACAATTCAAGAAGCGTATATCGAAACATTTGAAGCAAATGTTCGTCAATTAGCACAACAAACTCGTTCACGTCTTCGTGACAAAGTTACCGAAGTAAACAAACAGTCTGAAAAACACAATTGGGATCGTTTAGCGCAAAGTTCTGCGCGCTTAAAGCCTGGTCCACGCGCTGTATCGCCTTCAGGTGGTGATGGTTCTGGCGCAGTTGGTTCAACAGATGGTTTGTCTTGGACTCGCAGAAACACAGTTATTCAAA